AAAAAATCAAATGGCAAGAGTATTCCGAACTATTCAACGGCATGTGACAGCGTCCCGACGTCGGACATCATTACACCCATCCAGGGAAAAGCAAATGCAAATGAGTATTCGGGAGAATACATCATTGGTCTTGCCACACTCCACAAGTCAAACACCGTACCGGTCGGTAGAGGAGATAACCCAGAAATATACGCAAAAATGAGGAGAGGCTAATGATTGCCGAAGCTATTGTTTGTTTAGCATTGAATGCATACCACGAAGCAAGAGATCAAGATATTGGTGGTATGATAGCGGTGTCTCAAGTTGTAATGAATAGAGTTGAATCTCCTCACTTTCCAGATAAAGTATGCGATGTTGTTTATCAAGGACACCACCGAAAGTCTTGGGCAGATCCAAATAAACGCATTCCGATAAAAAATCGATGCCAATTTAGTTGGTATTGTGATGGAAAGTCTGATGAGCCTATCGATAAAATGGCATGGGAAACTTCATTGCTTATAGCTGGTGGTGTATTAAATAATCGCGTTGATAATTTAGTCGGAGATTCTCTTTGGTATCATGCAGACTATGTTGAACCAGATTGGGCATCAGAAAAAAGAGAATATGCTGTAATTGGTAATCATATATTCTATGAGAAAAAGGATTCGTAAATGAAAAAACTTATATTTTGGGCTCCTAGTGTAATTGGAATTGCTAATCTTATTTTAGCTAATGGTAATTTGTGGATGGTGATCACTGGTCTCCTTTTAATTGGAATGCAAATTTGGGATGTCTACGAAAGTTTATAATTGTTAAAATATCTTATAATTATATTCTCATTATTTTCATCAACTGCATATGCCGAAGGTCGTATGTATACTGGTAGTGAAGATAAAACTCATTGTACTCTGTGGAATACAAACCCACTGCGATGGCCACAAACAATATTAGGCCTAGATCCTATGGAGTGTAGACGTAAGGCAGTCCCACCAACTACTACTAATACAATTAACTGTAGGTTAAAACGACAGTATGTTGATCCTGAAACAGATGAACGTATGTGTATATATGAAAGAGGAGCAACAGGACAAGGTGATCTTACTGTATCTATGGATAAGTATTTCCATTGTCCTAGAACTCAAATGTGTACACAAAGTCCTGGGTCTGATACTACATTAGATTAAATTGAGAGATAAACTATACATCACTTATCTATGAATGCACACCAGAAGGTGCTAATAAAAAAAAATGTAAAAAGTGCATTTTATGGTGTACATTTGCTGAAAACTATGGTAGAATAGATCTAACAATTGAGGAACGAGTATAAACGTGGTTAAGCCTGTAACCTCATAAAAATTAAGACGCAGGTGGGAAGAGAGCGCCCTCAAAGAAAGACTCGCTATATTATTTTTATTGATGAGGAGAGACATCATGGCTATACCTAAAAGTACTAAAAAGAAAACTGTACGTGCTACACGCCGCGTTGGTGTAAATGCTGCACCAATTGAAAAAGGCTTTGATGAAGTACAGTACTATTTTCAAAATCAAGTCGAAAAGAAACAAGCACTTGATCAAATCAAAACTTATGTAAAAAAGAATTTTAGCAAGAAAGATTCTCAATTTATTCTTGCTAATTCGGATTGGAAACTTCTATCTAGCTATGCTATAGCAGCTACTTGCTTCTGGTATAATAGCGGATTAGAAGAATCCGATAAATCAGCGTACTGGAAAAGTGCTGCTGATAAGAGGCTGGCTAATCTTGTTGAAACAGGAAAAGCTTTACATTATGAAAAACTGCAAGCGAAGCATGACAGCGATAAAGTTGTCACTCTCTCTCCTCAGCAACGCTTGCAGAATAAAATCAGTAACACTATCATGCAAGATCTTTTAGATCTCGAAGATCAGTGGATTGATGGTGAAAAAGTCTCTATTGATGTTTATGGATTATTTCGTAAACATGGGTTGAGTGGTTCTGCCACGATGCCTGTACGTCAAGTGGTTGAGGGATGGTTGTTAGATTATGAAGATGCTTACCATAAGCGTTGTGAACAAGCCGTCGAGGGCTATTCTCATTTGAAACGACCTGAACTCAACCGCCGGATTAAAGAATGTCAAGCTATGCTTGATGATCTAGATCGCATTAAGTCTGTAGCAAAAGCTCAACGGAAAGCAAAAGTCTCAAAAGTTCCGTCTATTGATAAACAGGTTGCAAAGATTAAATACAAGAAAGAAGATTCCGACTTTAAAGTTGTATCAATTCAACCTGTACAGATTATTGGTAAGTCTCGACTCTATGTTTTCAACACAAAGTATCGTAGACTTACCGAATATGTAACGTTTGATCCAAAAGGGTTTATTATTAGTGGAACAACCATTAAGAACTTTGATAAAGAAACATCTCGTACAATCACGTTACGGAAGCCATTAGATATACTGCCAGAAGTTGCTCGATGCACACCGCGACAGCTAACTAAGATTCTAGATGGCATTAAAACAAAACCGGCTACGCCAAACGGACGAATCAATGAAGACACAATATTATTGAGGACACTGGACAAATGACAATTGAAAGTCAATTTCTAACTAAAAGTAAATTCGCCAAATTGATTGAAACCACAGTAAGCGAATTAAGAATTTCATATATGGATGCAATATTGCATGTATGTGATAAAAATGACATTGAACCAGAAGACGTGAAGAAGTTTATATCTCCAGTCATTAAGGACAAGGTCGAGGCAGAGGCAATGGCCTTAAACTTTTTGCCACAGGGTAATACTTTAGACAGTGCTTTTGCGGATTAAAAAAGTAATATATAATATTACCTATTTACAAAGCAGTAAAAATATGGTATAATAATTCAGTTAATATTTCAGTACATACAAAGGATACAAAATATATGTCATTCGAAAATCTAAAACGTAATCGAGATCAAATCTCTAAACTCATTCAGGCTGCCGAAGCTACTGGTGGAGGAGGCGAAAAAAAGTCTTACACCGATGAGCGCATTTGGAAGCCAACAGTAGATAAGGCAGGAAATGGATATGCAGTACTCAGATTCTTGCCAGCTGGAGAAGGTTCAGACTTACCATGGGTCAGATATTGGGATCATGGATTCAAAGGCCCAACCGGTCTTTGGTATATCGAAAATAGCCTTACTTCTATTGGTCAAAATGATCCAGTTGGAGAACTCAACTCACGGCTGTGGAATTCTGGCATCGAGTCAGACAAAGAAAGAGCTCGAACTCAAAAACGCCGGTTGCACTACGTAACGAATATTCTTGTTCTTCAGGATCCATCAGCTCCTCACAATGAAGGAAAAGTATTCCTCTATAAGTTTGGTAAGAAAATCTTTGATAAAATTATGGATGTAATGCAACCATCATTCGCTGATGAAAAAGCAATCAATCCATTTGATTTTTGGGAAGGTGCAGATTTCAAACTGAAAATTCGTCAAGTAGAAGGTTATCGTAACTATGATAAATCTGAGTTTGACGGTCAATCACCGCTGTATGAACAAGACGAATCAAAGCTCGAGAGTGTATATAATCAAGTACATGATCTCAGTGAGTTTACTGACCCAAAAAACTACAAGACCTATGATGAGCTCAAAGCAAAGCTAGGTCGTGTTCTTGGTGAAGAAGCAAGTATGGGTGCTCCGACTATGAAGCAAGAAGTTCAAATGAATGAACCCGCAGCTCCAACACCTATGCCAACTGCAGAAACGATTCCTCAAACAGAGGATGACGATACGATGTCTTATTTTGCACGACTAGCAAACGAAGACTAAACAGCTTCCAGTGACGTGATGTAATCGTAGCTCCTCTCTCAACTACTCCGTCACTGGTACCACTTTGGTTCCGTAGCTCAGCTGGATTAGAGCAATTGCCTTCTAAGCAATGGGTCAGGGGTTCGAATCCTCTCGGAATCGCCAAGATTATAAATAACGTAATGGGTTGGTCCCCTAATAGACCCGATAGTCCTTACTGTTAGGGACGAAAACAATAAAGGAGAATGCATCCAGCATTTATAAGTTGGCTCTGCTCAATAAGAAAAGAGATCTGTTATGCAGGTCTCTTTTCGTTTATGCGCCATCTAGCCAAGGATCGCTGTAATCTAAAG